CTAGGTGTGATTAATTAAGAGAAGTGATACTAATCTTGATTAGTCCGAATTAAAATAATTTCATAAAATCTTTACTTTAGGGGCTAACCAGAAACAATTCTTAGAGAGACAAAGCTACATCCACCTAACAGGTGGTTCACAATATCTCATTGCTTCTGGTGTTCTACTCACACTGTAGAACTGACCACCCGAAAAGGTTATTTACGGATATAAAAATGATACGATTGTCGTTCGTTTATGACTTGGACAACCTTGAAACTAAGGCGCTAAAAGCGGATCGAGGCGTGGAGCCCCGATAAGATAGCCAAAGGAAAAATCATCGGCTGCGGCCTCATACAAAGTATAAGCACCAAAGCAGTTTCGAATGCCACCGGCAAATGGAGCAAGCCCACCAAATGGTGTAAATGTATTACTAGTATAGTCATACACAGGCCGGTCCATTCCACGAGGATTCTCACTGCGTCGGAGCTGTACCTTAGACCTCCTAATTACGGGACCCTCGTTATCTACAATACGTCCTTCCCCTACAAGAGAGATAGGCGTTTGCGCATAATAAGGGACCTCAAATTCAAGAGTTCCGTTGAGGTCGGGATAAACATAGTGCTCAAAAAGTGGAGCAGTGTCAGTACCCAGAAAAGTTGTAACTTGAGGACCAGTAAGATTACCATTTTCCTCAATGAGGGTATTACGTACCACGATAAGTGGATCAGTGGGACGCATCTCCTGCATGGTTACACCGTCCAGCGCAGTTGTATAAGCTGTCCTGGATGCGACAGAATTTACTGCGGGTCTCAAACCAGAGTTTGTGCTACGAAGACCATTGGTTGACGGGTTCGCTACTTTATATCTCCTTCCGCCACGATAGAAACGATAGAGGTACGAAATATAATAAAGGGGCGAGCGAGTCGGATAATGGTTTGCAGCAACACAATCTTCTGTGTTGAGATCACCGTCCCCATTTGTAGAAGTTGGAAGGGTGACATTTTGTGGACGAGTCACTTCGCCACCATTAGCTTCCCCAAAATAAGCTGGGTCGAGTGTTACTTGATTAAACAAGAAATTGTCATTATTTAAAGGAATTGGCCCAGGCAAAGCCCAAACAGCTCCAGAAACACTTTGATAAGGGTACGATTCACCCCGAGATGTTATACCAAAGCGTTTAATGAGTTGTCGCAGGGAGGTGATCTTCTCTCCCATAGTGAGTTCCTCTGCTTTTGTGCCATCCATTGGACTCTTCGGAAACATTTGACTAGCAGTATTGGAAACTTGTTCATTATGTTGGATTCCAGCAGCTGTCTGATTGAAAATCTGTGCGTCAAGTTCCTCAGATATAAAAGTGTTAGGAGACGCAATAGAATAACTTCCAAAGTCAGGAATGGCAAAAGCAATATCATCTCCACCACAGATCCACATATTAAAAGGACAGGTTGAAGAAACAGAATCAGATGAAGCCCGAAGAGGAGTGAGTACCTCTACTGTAATAATCCCAGTAGAGTATTTTTCATTAGACCAAATTGCGGGAGTCGTATCAGTAATTAGCGTCTCTTTCCAAGGAACATTAGAAATGTAAGGAATTTCGAATTCGAGTTCGGAAGAAATAGAAAGATCGAGAATCCAATTATAAGCGTTTTCATAAACAAGGTCTGAGGCTGTAGTGTAAACCCCTGGAGAATAAGTAATCCTCAATCGACCTGTATGAAAAGCAGTTTTGGCCACAGACAGCCGAAATTTAAGTCCACCTCGCCAATAACGAAACATACTTGATAGAAAAGCAAGTGTGGTGGGATTAAGAGAACCTGTATTAGTGGCAAAACCTGGCGCGACATTATTTTTATGAAGTATAGTACCCTGTGAGTCTGAAGTTTCCCATAAAATATTAGAACGGAAAATACAAGATTTCTTTGCAACATATTTGATATCCATTTCATCAACATCTGTTGAGAAGATACCTCCATCCCACGTTAATCCATTGTCTGGCATGGCACACAATTTTGACGAGAGATCAATGCCATCAGCATTAGTATATCCCTTTGCGGGTACATTGATGAAGGGACAATTTTTATCCAAATTTGTAGGTTTGTTCCAACCAACTGCTTCTGCTGCGCCACCAATTGCTCTTGAAACCCATTCAACGGGGCGTAGCCATTTTCCAAGCAAGGGAATAGTGTTCCCAAGCATGGCCGAAGCTGAAGCCACTGATTTCGCGACCCCAGAAATAGGGGGACCACTAGTCACGGCTTGCTCTTCAGACTTTGCCATTTGCGCATCCAACAATAGTGGAACTGTAACAGGAGCGGATGTTGGCATGGCAAGTTCAATATCCTCAAACCAAGCAAAGATGCTAAAAGGAGCACCCATGCTGACGGGACTAACGCCTGATCGAATGTCGTTAATAGGAACTAACGAAAGCTCGCCCATATTTGAATGAGTATCGAGAAGATTGTAATGGGAGAGTGGTGAACAATACGGAATTTTGATTTCCACTGGGGCGTTCGAGGCAATATCAATTTCAATACCAGGATAACCAGTAGTGTTAGGCAAATCAGCCAAACGACTACCTCGATTGGAAATAGCATCGAAAGGAGAAAAGAACATCCAATATTTGCCACTCATGAATGGAGTAGCATTAAATATAAGTTTCACTTTTACATTTGCCCGAAAGAATGTGAAATAATCTAACTTCGATACTACATTGGCAGATTTTTGCAAAATTACATCGGGAAACTTAAGTGAGAGATCGGTAAAAGAGCTATTAAATTCACCGTCACTAACCAAGACAGGACGTTGCAAGATCGCATGAATATCATGTAGCTTTGAGTCTTCAGCCAT